GTCAACTTTAGTTATATCTTCTACAACCTCAGCTGGTTTTTTCATTGTTGCTTTAACCTTAGTAACATTTCCTTTTGTTTCATTACCATCAGGTTGTTTTTCAACTTTTTCTTTTACTTTAATTTTGCCTACTTCGTTGTCTACTTTCGGCTTTTCTTCTTTTTTTGCCATAATATAATATAATAATAGTTAATAAATTTATACGTTAAAACCTCCTAATGTATTGTTTGAAAAGTTTTTAGGTGGTTTATCGTTTGCTCTTTGATCTATTAATTGAGATTGTTGAGACGCTTGCATTCTAGTTCTTGTGTCTTTTCTATCTTCTCTTAATATATCAGAAGCACTTTTTGTTCTAGCCTCTAATTGTTTCAATTGCATGTTATATTGAAACTCTTGCTGCATTAAACTCTTTTTAATTTCTGCTTCTTGCGCTAATATTTGTGCTTTACCTTGAGTCTTTATTTCTTCTAGTCTCATTTGTGTTTTTAAACGAGATTGTTCTTTTTCAGCCTCAGCCTTAGCAGCTGCTTCAGATGCTTTAGCTTGAGCATCACCTTGAGCTTTTGTTTGCTCTAATTGATTTTTTTGATCTTCGTCAGCTTTTGTTTTTCTTCTAATTTTTAATAATTGATTTGCAAGCTTTACGTTTTTAATAGCTCTTAAATCTATAGCATCTTCTAATTCTATACCTCCTTGTGATAAAGCTGTTTGTATGTTTTGTTCTAACATTTGCTTTTCTTCTTCGTCTGGTTCCAACTCTAAAAATATACCAAAGTCATATAAATGCAAATTAGACATTTCTTCTAGTGTAGCAACATTATGAGCACCTATTGACTCTATAAAAGCTTGTTTAGTTGGTGAGTACTCTATAATATCAGATATTCTAAGTGATAACTGTTCTGCTATTTCAGCTGTTAAAAACATACCACTATTAAGTATGTGTCTAGTAGCAGTGTTACTATTAGCAGCAGCTAGTTTTTGTACTCCAACTAAAGATCTTTCTGCTGGTGTAGAACCATCACTTGCCTCGTTTAATCCAGTTACATCACGTATCATTTGTAAATAGTAGTTGTAAGTTGTTATTAAACCTTGCATTTTACCAGCCGCACCAGCACCATTATTTATTTCTTGAATAGGTATTTTACCTGGATTACCATCTCCTTCTTGGTTGTATGATCTACCAACTATACTACCTGTTTGAAAAAACATATTCAAAGCTTCTTGTGGATTATAATTAGTACCGTTACCAAGATCAACCTCTGCTAGACCGTCAACATCTAAGAAAACACCATCAGGTGTCATTCTAGACATTACTTGTTGTATTTTTAAATGGGTTAACTGTATCATATCAGCAAAACCAGTTATACGGTTTACTAACGAATCAATTCTACCCTCATACATTCTAGGAGCTACAATAGCATAGTTCATTTTAACTTTACTATAATCGCTTTTAGGTCTTAGCATATTGCTTGCTTTTTCCCACTTTATAAGTTTATCAGTTCCTAGTATATAAGCACCTTCATATAAAACTTCTAATGATTTTTGTACTTTTTCATATCTTTCGTTATTTTCAGGATTAAAGCTATCATCTTTTCTTAACGCTTTGTCACCACCACTACTTGTTGTTTTAACTTTGTAAACTTCATTCATATAAGTTTTATAGTTAAAATACAATATGTCTATTTTATTGTTATCGTCTTCAGATGGTGTTCTTGATTTGTAATAATTAGAATATGAACCAGCAGAACTTTTCTTTATGCTTTCAAGCTCTTCTTGATTAATATATGGAAACTGTTTTTTAAGTTCGTTTATAGGTATTGATTTAACCTCACCAACATAATATATATCTTCAAAAAATGGTGATTCAGTGTATGAGTAAACTAAATTAGCTGGATCAACATAATCTATTGTAACACCCTCCGATGTGTTAAAGCTTGTTTTAACTGCACCTATGCCACAAACAACTAGATCTTGATAAAATCTTCTTTTTATTAAATCATAGTTATTACCACGCATTAACATGTTTATAGCTTGTTCTTCAGCTATTTCAATTGCTTGCTTGTAACTTAGTTGCATATGTAACGACAACTCTTCTTCTGTTGCTGGTAATTCTTTTAATTCACTTTCCTTACTATCAATAGCAAACTTTTCTTTTACAAACGAATCAAACTCTTTCATTTGCATATCTTTTTGTATATTTTTCATATACTCTGTCCTTTTAACAACACCAAAAGGATCTTGTGAATATGCCTTTATATCGTACAATCTTTCAGCAATACCATTAACAACTATGTCTACAAATTTAGATATAATAGGTACAGGTGTCCAATCTAAATTAAGATAGGACAAATCACCATTAATAGATAACTCGTCCTTATACTTTTGTATCGACTGCTCGCCTCTAGCATACAGTCTTAGTTTATGAAATTTAGTTCCAGCGTTGTAAAACCTATTGTTTGACCCTGTAGTTTTATTAAACCACTCATGCTGAATAGCTTTGGCTACTTTCAAACCATAATCGTAGCTCATCTTTTCAAGATCACTTACGACTTGACTAGGAAAATGTCTATTTATAACTGATTCAGCCATACTTAATTTTTAATTATTCTACTCATATTACCTTTTTGATTATACTTAGCAAAATGTAAATCTATTGGTTTTCTTTCTATTTTAGCGTTAGGAGCATACAAATGTCTATTGCAAGCCATTATAGCTAAACCGCTACTTATTGTAGCATCAAATTTTGTACGTCTTGTTATATCAAATCTTGACCAATCGTTTAACGTAGTGTTAAAATACATATTACCAAATGTTCCATCAGATTTCATACCAACGTGACTTTGTATATACATCTCAATAGCCGCGGCATGAGCTTGTTTTATATCTTCACTAGAGTTTGGTATACCTCCAACTTCTTTTTCTGCTACAGATAGTTTGTTCCATACTTTATCAGGCCTATTCATACTAAAACCTCTGTAACCTCTACGTCTTAAATAATACAAAAGACGTGGCTTGTTATTTTCTGCAAGTATTGGCATGCCATAAAAAACTATTGCCATTAACATATCTTCAAAAAACATCTCGGCTGTTTGTGGTCTAGCTAAATACTCTAAGAAAAAGCTATTAGCAGGAGAGTCTTCCATACTAAATTTTGTTAATCCGTGTAAAGCACCTTTAGAACCTCCTCCATCTACTGTTCCTGATATATCATATGAGTCACAACCAAAAGCACCCATATGCTCGTTACCAGGATATTTAATACCGTTTTTTAAATATATTTTATTTTGTAAATGTACTGGTGGTACCCAACTAACTTTAAACCTACCTTTTGGATCTGGATAAAACACAACTTGAGTGTCTTGTATACCATTAGACCATTGAAAATTACCCTGCGTTATACCTAATGATCTTCCCAACTCTTCGTTGTAATCTATCTGTTCATATATTTTTATTAAATTAAATATACTACCAACCGCTTCGTCTCTAAACGCATGTTCTGTAGTTTTAGGAAACTGTCTGTAAAACTCATTTAAAGCATCTTGATCTGACTTTAAACCATCAGCCTCATTTTGCCAGTGCTCTATAATACCTACATCTATTAATTCAC